AAATCAAGAGCTTGGTCAACACGACCCTTATCGTAGCCAGGATTACTGTAAGCAATCTTGCGCTGTGCTTCAATCTCAGTCTTAGCTTTATTTGTAGAAACTTTCTTAATAGCTAAAAGTGTCTTCTTGATTTTTTCTTGTGTATCAAGAGTTGGAGTAGAAGTAAATAATCTAGCCACGTAATCCGCAGTCCCACCAAGCAATGATGGATCAGCGCCAGCCGCTAACAATTCTTTCTGACTTAAATCACCACTACCAGAAATAGCCCTAGCAAATTGTGTTTGCGCTGCCCTGAAAGAGGCAAAGTTATTTGTGTTGATAGAGTCTTGTATGTTTTCCAAAGCATTATCAGCAGCAGTTACTGCTTTAAGTTGAGGATCAATCGTGCGTTGGACACTTGCTCTGAATGCAGGAATATCAGCCAAAGTTTTATCACCAGGCATCACATTAGTAATCGTAGTCTTTGGTTTCTCTGCATCAACACGTTTGTTTACTGCTGCTTTTTCAGTTTGAGATAAGTCTCCAAAAGGTTTGTTATACAACTCTGCGGCAACAGCTTCTCTATCAGTACCAAATGTTTGGGCTTTTTGAGGTTTTTCTACCTGTAATTCAATAGCTTTAATTGTTCTACTTACATTGCGAATTGCCTCATCCCTTTCAGGAGTTGCTTCCATAGCATTTAACTTGTCTAGTGCAAGTTCTAATTGAGATAAACGCTCTGCAATTTGAATTTTGTCGGGAGTTGCTTGTTGACGCTCACGATTAGCTTGAGCAATACGTTGTTTAGTTAAAGCACTCTCGCTTTGAGCCTTACGAGCATACTCAGCAAGAGCAAAAGAACCTTGTTGATCGCCCATTTGTGCCAACATCTGAGCGCCTTTTAAAATCGCCTCAGGATCAGATTGATCTAGTTGACCAAGAATCTGTTGACGAGCACTAATCATCTTTAACTGAGGGTCTTCTATCCCCATAGCACCCGCAATGCCACGACCTAGTTGACCAACACTAGCCTGAAGTCCCGCTTGAGCCGCAGCACCAGGCGATAGTTGAGCCAATGCAATGCCACGATTTAAGTCTTGCCCATATTGTTGGTTTTGATACATTTGTGGAGTCATACCAAACAGACCCGCTACGATATTTTCTGCCATGATGATTCCTTACAAATATAAACCGAGGTCTTGATTGCCATAGGCTAGACCAGTTCCAAACCCTGATGAGCCTAAACCTGTTCCACTAAATGCAGATTGGAGTCCACCACCAAACAATCCACCAAGTGCTGAACCAAACTGAGCATTAGGATTACCTCCCGCTATCAGACTTTGAGCCAACAAGTTTCTAGTTGCATCAGCACTTGTTGCCAAACCAGCACTTAATCTAGCACCTTCTAAGCCTAATTGACCAACTCTTGCACCCGCAGTCGATGCTGTTTGACCAAGTTGTGAGCCTAAAGTGAGAGGTTGTTGACCCAAAGCCTCAAGACCTTGAACTTGTCCTTGTGCAGTCGTGTAAGGAGCATAAGCGGCTTGCTGACCTGCATAGTAGTTGCCCATAGCAGTAGTACCTTGACCAAGTAATCCTGCCCCATAAAGAACCTGTTGTTGACCCGCTTGTTGAGCATTAGCCGCCAATTGAGCCTCTTGTTGAGCACGAGCGTTATACAAAGCCTGTAGTTCAGGAGTTGTAGCACCCAAAGTACCACCTTGAGCAACAGATAGACCACCACGACCTTGCTGTTGGAGTCTGTTTTGCAGATTAGCTAACTCTAACTCTCTGCTTGGTTGCAACAAAGCCATCTGTTGATTGAGATAGTTCTGAGCAACAGATTCAGGAGATTGAGCAATGTATTGATTGCCAAGGTTAAACAAGTTCTGAGCGCCTGTTTGTAAAGGAGCAAATTGAGCTTGTGCTTGTTCAGCTTGAGTCAACCCTGCATTAGACAAAGCCATGAACCTGTCTTGTTGTGCTTTAGCTTCAGGGCTTAATGTGTACCCTGCGCTAATTAACTGACCAGTTTTAGGATCGACTTGGAACTGTGAAGTACCAAATCGAGTAGTCATGCCAACAGGTCTGAAAGCCGCAGACGCTTTAGCGGCAGCAGTCTCAGCATCAATACGGGCTTGAGCTTGTTGAGCCGCTTCCCTAGATTGTTGCATCTGAAGCAGATTACCTGCTGTTCCTAGTCCACCAGAAAATAGATTACTTAGGTTTGATCCACCTCCAAGAACACTATTAACACCCGCATTAACAAGTGGTGTCGTAATTGATGGTGGAAGACCAGTAGGAGGAGTTACTGGAGGAACTACAGTAGGTACTCCACCAGTAGGAACAACAGGAGGTAATCCACCAGCAGGGATAACAGGAGGCAAATAAGCAGGATTAAAAACACCACCAGCATTTAAAAAGGCTGCATCAGATGCGGGTATTCCAGTTGGAACTCCCTCACCTAAAAAAGCACCATTTCCAACAGGCAATCCAAAAGCAGGATTAAACAATCCACCCGCTGATGTAAAAGCCGCATCAAAGGCTGGAACTCCTGATACTACGTTTTCTCCCAAGAAAGTACCAACACCAGAAGGCAGACCCGCTGCTGTAAAGCCAGCACCCAATCCACCCGCTGCCGCAAACTCTGCCGCTGACAAACCTAATGCTGACGCTTCTGCTGCCGTTAGACCTAATCCTGCGGCTTCTGCGGCTGTGAGTCCCGCTGCACTAGCACCTGCTGTTCCAGTTGCCCCTAAAGACTCTAACCCCATACCTCCAAAATATACAGCCGCAGCTAACTTAGCTATATTTCGAATAGTCTTCAAATCACTAGAACTATTCCATTGAGGAACAATGGCTACACCACCATCAGCAGTTTCAACAGCTTTATAGCCAACATTTCCTTTGCCTTCAGAAGACCAAGAAAGTAAGTTATCTGGTTGTAAGTAATCTGCTTTATTCTTCAAATTTTCATTAACATTTCCTAAGAAGCCTAATTGTTCTCCTTTATTAGATAAGAAACTTGCATTGATAGTACTACCATCTTCTCCTGTCTGTATTGTTTTTGATCCTAACTTTAGATCAGCAAGATTAGTAATGCCATTTTGTTTCATAGTATCTGCCAAAGCAGAAGCACGTTCTTCAAGTGAAATTCCACCAGGCAGTTCTGTAACTCCTAATTTAGACCATTGGCTTAATAGTTGACCTTTTATGTTGGCTGCTACAGGGTTAGTTTTTTCAAGTTGTGTAGCTTGTTTAAACGTCTCAACTTCATTTGGCTCAATCGTGTCACCAAATATTCTCTTCCATTCATCAACAACTGCTTTAGATTCAGGAGGTCTACCTAATTCCTGTTGATACAGATCGGTAATTGTTTTTGGCGCTGGAGTAGCTACAGGAGTTGGAGGTGTAGGAGTTGAAGCAATTGCCGATTGGAAAAGTCCAGTAACCTCTGCAACAGGAGCGCCAGTTACTTGTGCTAGTCGAGCAGGAGTAACCCCTGCCTCTTGCATTGTTTTAGCAATCAAAGCATCACTTGCATTTGGATTGGCATTAAACCATCCAAGAATATCAGCGTTAGTTACAGCAGGAGCAGGAGCAGGAGCTGGTGGAACATAAGCCGCTTGTGGTGCTGGTGGAAGGGGCGCACCAGTAGCAGATTGATACTGAGCAGAACTAACTCCAGCCTCTGCCATCGTCTGATTAATAAGTGCCGCATCCGCACCAGGGTTGGCATTCAACCACCCCAAAATATCTGCATTAGTTACAGCCATGATTACTCCATTCTTAATTCATATTATCGTTTATTGGGCTACCAAGCCCAAATAAATACTGCGCCACCACCACCTTGGCCGCCACCAGTAAGAGAGTCTTCTCCAGCGCCCCCGCCACCGCATCCAATACCACCACGACCACCACGAGTTCCAGCAGTTGTGCTTGTTGTACCGCCAGCACCGCCACAGCCAACTAGCAAAGGTTGAGTAATAAAGTAGCCATCTTTCCCAACAGCAGTACCACCACCAGTTGCTGCGGCTAATACAGGATAACCAAAAACAGGAGTTACTGAACCACCCGTTTCAGCACCAGCAGACCCACCAGCGCCCCCTGCGCCACCAGAAAGAAATGTGGTTGTTGATGCAGATACGTTTGTTCCTGCGCCTGTTGCACTTCCATTTGCTCCAGCTTGCCCTGCGGTAGAACTAAAAATACCAGCGGCTGTAAAATAATTTGAAGGTTGTGCTCCGCCAGCCGTTTGACCATTACTTGCTTGAGCCACTAATACGTTGGTAGAAAAATTTCCTATCCTAAATAAAATTGCTGTTCCCACACCTGCTCCACCAGCAGTACCACCAATACCAGGAGTAATAGATAGCTGATCAGGAATGAACATGGCAGGGACAATAAATGATGTAACTGCACCAGACCCACCACCGTTGCCGCCAGTAGTGCTAGTGCCATTTCCACCACCACCACCGGGGCCGATTAACAAAAAACGCACCATTGATACACCACGAGGCTTTATCCAAGAATAAGTAGTTCCTCTGGTTGGCGGGTTAGTACCACCAGCATAAAACTCTTGGTAGTTTGCATTTTGAGGTGTGGGGAAGTTAAATACGTCTAGCATCTTGTCACCATGTAATTATTACGACCATACCATCACCGCCAGAGCCGCAAATTCCCAAATTTACATTTGAAGCGCCCCCACAGCCAATTGGACTTTTGCTAGTATTTGCAGAAGTTCCTGGATTTGAAACTCCAACAATAATAGGTTGCATTTGGAAAAATCCCGCCTTTCCATACCCAGTGGCAACATAACCATAGTTTGCTGTTGATGAAGCCGATGCAGTACCGCCAGCTAGAAAAGTTGTTGCAGACGCTGTTTGAGCAGTAGCTCCAGTAGTTGAATTTTGACCAGCAGTAGATTGAAAAAATCCTATGGCAGTAAAAAAATTCGACACTGATGCGGCTCCACCAGAGGTAGCAGGAGCATCACTTCCAACTCCACCAGCCGCCCCGCCAGCGCCAGCATTTGCAGTAATTAAGGTGTAACCAGTTGTGTCTTTAGCTTGGTAAATTACAGTTGATGCAGTTCCTGCTCCGCCATTTACAGCTGTATCACCAGCAGAACCCCCACTACCTACGCTTACTTTTAATACGTCAGGCATTAAAAACGCTGGCCCCATGAAATTTGTAACAGCGCCAGACCCACCACCAGCGCCATAATAAGTGTTGGTTGCGTCAACTCCACCACCACCACCACCAGCTCCAATTAAAGTAAACCAAACAAAAGATGCACCTTGAGGCTTAACCCAATTAGAAGTTGAGCCGCCCTCTTCAAAAATTTGAATGTTTGCGCCTTGTGGCGTTGGATAATTTATAGGATATGACATATTACCAACTCGCTATTAAAACCATGCCTGGGCCACCAGTTGCAGAAATTCCACCACCAGCACCACCACCGCAACCAATAGCACCCGCTAAACCAGCGTTTGACCCACTAACACTACCACTTCCAACCCCAACAATAATTGGTTGCATTTGGAAAAATCCTTGAGCTATAAGTCCATCAGCCCCAGCGACATAACCATAATTTCCAGTCATTGTATTTTGCGCTCTTTGACCGCCGCCAAGAAAAGTAGTTGATGAGGGGCCAGGGTCTGACCCATTACCACCAGCTTGCCCTGCAACTGAATTAAAAAATCCGCTAGATGCAAATGCATTAGCAGTTGAAGCACTACCAGCCGCAGGAGTCCCACCACCATTTGCGGATAACAAAGTTACTATTGAAGTTCCTCTATATCGTACGTTAGTTGCTGTCGCTGCTCTTGCTGGCTGAATTACCAAACTATTGGGAACGTGTTGAGCCGCACCATACCAAACAGTAACTGCCGCAGACCCGCCACCATTGGTATTATTATCACCATTTCCACCACCGCCAATCAGCATCATATAGACATGACTAACTCCAGCAGGTTTATTCCATGTGTATTCAGGCACTACTACTGTAGTAGTTCTAGGCCCATAAAACGTCTGGATGTTGCAACCCTGCGGTGTGGCTATGGGGAATGGAAACATTGTTTAGCCCCAAGTAGGTGCTGTAGCGTTGTCGTTTGTGCAGGTGTATTCAATGGCTTCTTCAGCAGAAATGGTAGTCCCATCGGCACGATAAACGCCAATGGTGTTGCCATCTTCCATCTTCTGATAGCCAGTTGAATTATCTGTAAATGTAATTTCAAACCATGTAATCATTTTAGTAATCTCCAGCGATTGTTACGACAGAGTAACCAGTACCAGCAGAGCCAGTAGAAGTTCCAAAAGTGACGTAAAGCAAATAGCTCGGGTCAAGCGCAATGTTGAGTGGCAATTCAAACACGCTAGAAGCCGCAGTTTGAGAAACAGTTACTGCTGGTAATGTAATCTCATCAAACAACCATGTAGCTGTTGCACTTGTTGTAGAACTTGATGAAATGAACACACGGCAAACAGTTGCCGCTGGCGAACCTACAGGGCGAAAACGAATCTTTTGGACATAAGAGCCATTAGTTCCAGCAGTAAATGCTTTAACTAGAGTTCCAGAGCCATCTTGTGCTGTGTTGGCGGTTGGGCCAACAACAAGACCTGTGTTATTGGAGGCTACTGAGTCCGTAGCACCAACGATGGAATAAATGGGGGAAGTATTTGCGGGCATGATTTTCCTTTAGCAAAGAATGCAGTTGATAGCTACAGCCCGAACTAGGCCGATTGATGTTGAACCACCGCCACCAGTAGCAGCGATAGTGATTGAACCTGATGCGTTTGTCACAGTAATACCCGTACCAGCGGTCAATGTGGCTTTAGTCAATGTATTACCAGTAGTGTTACCAATTAACAATTGACCATCAGTGTAAGATGTTTGTCCTGTACCACCATTGGCAACAGGTAAAGCAGTACCCGAATAGGTAATTGCTAATGTTCCAGATGTTGTAATTGGGCTACCTGTAATGCTGAAAACACTTGGGACTGATGCCGCCACACTTGTAACAGTTCCAGAACCACCACCACCAGAAGCATCAATAGTTTGATTAGGCCATGTACCAGTAATCGTGACATTCGTACCAGCCACCAAGCTAGGTGTTGCTGTACCAGTTCCACCATTAGCGACAGGAAGTTGTCCTGTTACACCAGTTGTCAAAGGCAAGCCAGTTGCATTGGTTAATGTTGCGCTAGTAGGCGTTCCAAGAATGGGGGTTACTAAGGTAGGAGATGTAGCAAAGACTGCCGATCCTGTACCTGTTTCGTCTGTCAAAGCACCCAAAAGGTTAGCTGAACTAAACGAACCTAGTGAGGTTGCATTGCCAACAGAAGTTACAGCGCCTGTTAAGTTTGCATTTGTGGTCACATTACCTGCGGTTAGACCAGAGGCAGTACCTGTGATATTAGTGCCTACCAATGCGCTAGGAGTACCCAAAGCAGGAGTCACTAAAGTAGGTGAAGTTGCAAATACTAAAGCACCGCTTCCTGTTTCATCAGATACGGCAGAAGCTAAGTTTGCTGAACTAGGAGTAGCCAAGAATGTAGCCACACCCGTACCCAAGCCACTTACACCAGTACTGATCGGCAAACCAGTTAGATTAGTTGCCACACCAGAAGTAGGAGTTCCCAAGGCTGGAGTCACCAATGTTGGCGAGTTTGACAACACTACTGAACCTGTGCCAGTAGATGCAGTTACACCAGTACCACCATTTGCTACAGGAAGAGTTCCTGTAATGTCAGAAGTAGATAGGCTTACCGCATCCCATGTTGCATTAGTGCCATCAGTCTGAAGATACTTGTTTGCATTGCTTGTTTGGCTAGGCAAAAGGTTATTCAAAGCGGCAGTAGCCGTAGAAGCACCTGTACCACCATCAGCAATCGCTAAGTCTGTGATACCTGTGATTGAACCACCAGTAATTGCGGCAGAAGCATTATCTGTTTTAGTGCCAACAGCAGTTTGAATATTGTTAAACTCTGTATCAATTTCAGTACCTTTTACAATCTTTAAGGGATTGCCAGGCGACAGATTGTCTTTTGATGCAAAGTTTGTGGTCTTGGTGTAATTTGACATGGTTTACCTCTTAGCCCATTTTGCCATCTTTGGCTTGAATTTCAATCTTTTGCAATGAAAATGAAACACCTTTAATGGTTGTTTCATAACCCGTCTGGACAATCTTTCCTGCACCAGAAGCATTTGCAGTTAATGTTTTAATTGGAACGCCACTTGTGTATTCAGCAATATTGTATTCGGCAGTGCCATACTCATAACTGGTTTGTGATGGGATATACACATTCTCTGCACGATAAGCACCAGAGTAGTCAAATCCCCAATTTATTGATAAAAACTGATCTGATCCACCAATTACAATGGCAGTCACGTTCTTCAGAATAGAAATCTGGTTAGGATTTCCTAAGTCCGCATTGTTTGTATAGTAGGCAAATCGGTATGTAGCGGTATCATCAAGATAAGTTCCATACTTGCCAATGTATCCATTTTTACCAATATACAAGTCACCATTACGCAATGAACGCAAAGCAGTTGGAGCAATAGAGTCCCACTTAGTGACCCTAGATGCCCCATCTTGCAAGGATTGCTTGGTATCAAAGCAATAAACTTGGAATGTTGCGGGCAAAACAAGTAGATAAAAGGCTTCTTTTTCTGAATACACAGACTTTAAATTAGCCAGTGTTTCGCTTGCTAAAGATGAATTTAGGTCAAAACGAACATTCTTAGACAAGTCTCGCAAAGGAGCAGACTTCTCTTGAATAGTTCTCATCAACGAGCGAACACCTGAGTCTGACAAGAAAATAACATCAGAGCCAACGCTTTGAATAGTATCCCTTGCGATACACCCAATAGAGCCAATTGTGTCGCTCAGAACGATAGAAGCGGGTGTAGAAGCACCAGAATAGACAAGAATTTGTCGTTTACCAAAGATAAACAAGAAATCATTGTGCGCTGCCAAGCCCATTACTTCATCTGCACCATTAGGCCAAACCCGTGATACATCTAATGAGCCTGAAGTACCACCACCCCATACATGACCTGCAATTAGATCAGAGAAGGTAACAGTTACTTTGTCTGTTGACGTATTAGCAACCCACAAGCGACCAAATGCTGAAATAGCAATGTTTGCTTGAGGAACTGTTGCTACATAACCTGACTTTTCAGAGACTCTGCGATAAGTAGTTGTACTTACAGCGGGGTCATAAATCAATGGATCGTGACCTGTTTGGAAGAAGTATGCAATGCCATTCAAGGATGCACATTGCCAGTTAGATGCTGTGATAGTAGGAGCAGAGCCTCCACCACCATAGGTCAACTCAGTCACCGCATTAGCTGTACCAAGTTTGAATATCTTGTTGTTGCCAGCAAATAGAACTGTAAGTGTCCCGTCATTTTGGACTAATTCATGGATGACACCAACATCGTTAGCGCCTAGATCGCCAGAGGAAGAATTAACCCTTGACCAACCTTTTCTAGCACCAATACGACCATACTGATCCAAGATGCAGTTAGTTGCAACCAAAGCAAAGCCAGCCCCTAAATCAAGGGGAGAATCTTCAGTATTCAGGCCATAAAAGCCTGGTGCTGAGAGACTGTAACTTTGAAGTGCTGATGCCATTAGACCGCCACAAAGTTGTCTTCAGGATAACGAGTGGACTCCAATGCAATCGCATCAGAGAGCATTCCTCTAAACAAAGCATAAGCCTCATTAGAAGCAGTACCACCATCCTCACCACGCTCAATCAAAGCACGAGCATAGGCGCTTTGAGTCACCAAGTAGTCCAAAACCTTGACAGATGTACCATCAGCAGACAAAGCCGCTTGTGGAATTGTAAGGTCAAACAACAGAGTAAAAGCACCAGAAGGAACTGGAAAAAGGTCTACTTTGGTGTCTCCACTACCATCTACACCGCTAAAGCAGAACTCTGAAGGAATAGATTGAGAAGGCGCACCAAGGTTTAGTTTGCGGTTCATGTCCACAAACTCAATATTGCGAAGACCAATCAAACTTGTTGTGTTCAGAGCGTCATTGACACGGAACTTCTGTCCCGCACCTGTCAAAGCATAAGAACTTGTACCACCAGTAGTCGTTACTGTAATTGTTTGAGCAAGGCAATTCCAATTATAAGAGTCTTCAATCTGACGTTTAGCATCGTTGACAAACTTGCCAATCAAAGAAGAATAGGTTGTTTCGCCAACAGTAGTGACTGTGCTTTCACGCAAGCGAACTAGCACATCGTTAACAAGTTCTAAGTAGGTCATGTTCGTTGCGCTCCTGAAACTTCAAATGTGGCGATAAAACTGAATGAACTACCCGCTTCAGTCGTAATTTGAATCTTATCGCCTTCTTCCAAAACGATATAAGCATTGCCATCAAATTGAAGGTATTGCTTAGAAGTAAAGTTGTATTCAGTCAGGATGTCGTAGGAAGTAGCGGCACTTGCATCATTCCACACCACAGTAATGTGTTTTGTCGATCCACCAGTATTGTGGATATACATGACAGTAAATTTGGCGTAATAACCCGTTGGTACTGTGTAAACAGTAGTCAGCGTAGCGGCTGTAGGTTCAACTCCAACGGATACAGGTCTCATTTATTCCTCTTAGAGATCGCTTTAGCCTTAGCTTTAGCGTCTTCCTTGGACGTTGCGCCCCAAGCTCTAAGAGATAATAGGAGTCGGGTAGGCTTCCCAT